TCTTTAAATCTAGGATGCAATTCATCTAAAATAATACTTTTTACTCTTACAGGTTGAAAAAGATTACCTACTTGTTGAGCAAGTAGATTACCAAAAACATCTCCTACAGATGAATTAAAGGCATTACTTAAAGCTGATAGTCCTGATTTTGTTAAAGGCATTATTTATTTTCTCCAATGTTTTTGGCTAAATCAAATAACTGTGCTTTTTCTTCTTCTGAGAAAGATAATTCGTTAGAATTATTTTGTGCTTGTACTTGTAGAGCACGTTGAACAATAGTAGCCATCTTGATTAATTGTTCATCATTTTTAACTCCAATTTCCATATATTCCTTAATTAAAGGAACAACTAAAGTAGCGTCACCAATATCATTAATAAGAGGTTTTAATTCACCAATCAAAGCAGAAATTTGTGATTCCTTTTTCTTTTGGTTCTCATAAATTTCTTCTAAGATATCAGAAAATTTTTTCTTTTTAAATATTACAGCGTCTAAACTCATAAATTTTGATTATAAATATTAAAATCAAAACTTTGTATATCCGTGTTCTAAATAAAATACATAACCTTCTTTAAATATATCGTATAATTTATTTGCTATTTTAGTAATCTTAGGAGTTTTAACATCTATAATTTCACGGATATAAATGTAAAGTGCTTTCTTATTAAAAACATCTAAATGTTCTCGTTTACGAAACAATTCTAAAATAGCATCTGCGATTTTTGCATCTTCTTGTTTTGGAAAAATTTCATAAATATTTTCAGTACAATGTATTGCAAACTGGTCTATAAAGTAAGATAAACGTTCTATAGGTTGGGTATCTTCCATTTCATACGAATGACGTTCATCTTCTTCTAATGTTTCTATAGGTGCAGTATCAATACGTTTTTTATAATTTTTCTGATTAGATAAAATTAAATAACGTTTAGCAATAGTACCAAAATAAGAATATGCTTTAGCTCCTTTAGCTGGGTTAAATAAATGCATTTTAGATATTAGGAAAGAAATTACTTCAAATTGTAAATCTTCAATATTATCTACTTCAGTATAATAAAACTTAAATGTATGAATGATATTTTCAGTTAATTTAAAGAAACCATAATGGATACGTTCATGATAAATTTTATTTTTTTCATCAAATGTAGGAGTATTATTATATAATATAATTGCATCTTCTGTATCTTGAGTAAAATATTGTACCCCTTTCTTTTTCTTAACTACTACCTCACTCATAAATTTTTAATTTTAAATTGATTTAATACATCTTGAATCATTTTAATGTTTGTAAAGAAAAATCCTACTTCATCATCACTTTCAAAAGATCCTTTAACATCTACCTCATGAATTTTTTTATCGGAGGCATCAATGATATCTGATATTTTATTAAGGTAAGTTAAATAAGAAGCTAAAATGTCTTCTTGTTTTTCATTTTTTCTAAGAAGGTTAAAGGTCGTGTATCCTAAGACCACGACCATTATACCTAAAACAACTACTAAAATTATCATAAATTATTTAACATATTTTTCAATCCCTCACTTTTTAAACTACCTAATGCTTTACTTTTAGTAGCTGGTGATGAAGGTGTTGATTTTTTATTTGTCTCCAAGGTAAATGATTTACTTGGCTTTTCCAAGTTAAATTTAGGAAACCACTCTCTTTCAAACTCAATACGAGCAGCCATTAAATCAGCTTGATGTACAATATAAGGCAAGCTAGTTCTAGGTTTAGTCTCTGGCATATAAGTTAAAAGATATTTCTTATTAGCTTCATCATATAAACCATCATGAGTTTGAATAGTAATCATTTCGTTAAATGTGTATTTAATATCATGAGCCTGGAGTAAATATAGGCCACGATCAGGAACCGAAGCAAAAGGCAGTTTATCATTAAACATATAATCTTCACCTAATTTTTCTTGTCTCCATTTATCTGTTTGAGGAATATATGAGTCATGTTCCTCATCACCTAATTTACCCAGGTCATGATTCAGGGCAGAAAATACAAGTTCTTCTTTAGTATAAGTAGTAATATCAGCACCCATTTGAGCCCACAATTCATGAAGATGAAGAGCACAAGTAATTACTCTATTTACATGTTCTACATATCCTCCAGGAAATGCGTTATGATATTCCTTTTTATGAGCGGCGGGCATCAACATTAGACGCTCAGAATACTTTTCATAAAATTCCATTAATTTCGTTTTACGAGGTTCAGAAATATGATCCTCAATAAAACCAATTAAACGTACCCAATTTTGTTGGATTTGTTCTGCTGTTAAATTCATAAATTAATAATTATTTACTTCGTTTGGTCCTAAAGGTTCTTGTTGGATAAACACCTTAGCATCATCAATTGCTTCTCTTAATGTTACAAGTGATTCTTGAACTTGTTCTGTTGTCCCCCCTCGTTGTAGATAAAAGTGCAACTTTTCTATTTGCCCCTCTGCCTTTTCTAACCTTCTCGTTATTATTTCTCTATTTTTCATATTTCTTTCTTAACCCTGTAGATATAATGTAACAAGGAAAAATCTGTGAGCCAAACTTAGGTTAAAAGGAGTTTTACAAATTCTAAATTCTTTTGAAGATGTAAGCATTTTTCATACTCTTCTTGTTCCTGGAAGTAATTTATAGCTAATTCTAAAGCTGTTTTTAAATGTATATCTGAAAATTGGTAAATGGCTTCTTGATGTTGTAAATTATTAGTATCTATTTTTTTAATATATTCCCAAGCCTTAGTAAACACTACATATTCTCCAGCTCTATCTATATCTACTTGATCTAAACCTTCATCTAATTTATCAAAGAATTTAAGTAATTGAAGGTGAAATACCTCATGATTATAAATAAGTTTTTTAAACATACCAACCCAAAATAAAGGATGATTTTTATAATCTTTAATTAAAACATCTGCTACCTGTGCTTTCTCTTTAAGAGAATCAGGTTCTTTACCATTGAATAAATCAAATATTTTATCGATGTTCACAACCATAAATATAGATGGCCTATACTTCTCATATAGGCCCTATATTAAACTACCCTAATTGGGTCACGTCAGTTGTCAAATTCAACCAATAACGTCATCTAGGTGGTCAGGAATGCCATCTCCATCAACATCAGCAATTTCAGTATAGCCAAAAGCAGCCATAAACTTAGCTACTCTATCTTTTAAATCTCCATCAGTATCTTCAAACCAGTCTTCTTTAAGTTGGTCATGATCTAAAATATGGGTTAATGCTTTATACATTTTTTCAACATCATCAACTAAGTAAACATCTGGTGTATGAAAATCTAAACTAAAAGCATAATCATCGATTTGAGGAATTTTTAATAAATCATCTGTCTTACCTATTTTCTTTTCAGATGGAACTTCTTTTCCAAACTTATGAAAATATTCTCCAACGTAGATATATCCTTGTCCTTCTTTTAATTGAAACTCACTCATTATTTTAATAAATTATAATATTCTACAAAATGTTTAATTCGATCAGGTAAACCAATTGTTCCACCATTTACTCTCTTAGTTACGCTAGTTACTGTTCCTTGGTCAGCTCCTTTATCACAAATAACCCACAAACCATTCTTATTAAAGAACCAAGCAGCAGACATTAAAGGATACTTAGTAGCAACCAAATCAGGATTAGCTAAAATATCTTCAGGAACAAACTTATCAAAAGAAGAATAATTATCTTTACCAGTCAATTGGATATAACCACGACCTCTAAATTTATATCCATCTTGAGTAGGTTCAGCTCCATTACCCATTCTACCTCCGTAAACACGGGAAGCAATAGCAATAGGTTTACGAGCATATTGTTCAGCTAAAGCTAAAGTAGGGAAATATTTTTTAAATATACCCATTAGACCTTTAGAAGAATAATTCAAATTTTCTGAAGTTGCTTTCCAACCACCTGATTCATGCCCGCATTGAGCTAAGAAATGAGCTAATCTTAAAGGATTAGTAATATTAAATTTAGCAGCAGTATCAGGAATCTGAGCTAGTACAGAATCAGGAATATGTCCTTTTAATTTATCTAATTTAAAAGAACTAGGAGGAACTACTACAGCAGGAGCAGCAGGTGCCGCAGGAGCAGAACCCATAATTTTATCCCATGTAGCAGGTCCAACAATACCATCAGCTGTTAAACCATGTTTCGCTTGAAAAGCTTTTACAGCCTCTTCTGTTTTGGGTCCAAAATTACCCACAGGATCAACTCCTAATTTAACTTGGAGTTGTTTTACCTGTTCATTATTATCACCTTTTTTTAATAACATAAATTAACCTTCTATATCTTTATCTTCTTCGTGTTTGTCTTTTTTGTTCATGAATTTATCTACAGATGCAATTCCAAAGCAACCTAAAATGATTACCATGAAGCCATCAAAGATGAACTCATTAATTACCAAAGCTGTTCCCATGTAACCTGTTACCAAGTCAACCATAAGTGCTAATACTAAACACATGAAAGCTATAAAACCTACTACAGCTTTTTCGTTAATTGTGTTGTTGTCGTCAAATAAATTTTTAAAAAATTGTTTCATATTTAGAATTGTTTTGTTGTTTTTATTAAAGCTTCTTGTAACGATTTCGAGAACGCCTTTTTGTTAAGTGGAACTTCTCCATTCTCAACATTTAAAAACATAGCAAAAATGAAAGTACGTCTCTCACCTTTACCTTTAAAACAACCTGAACCTACGCAAATAGTAGTTTCTACAATATAATCTTTACGTAACCATTGTAACCCAACAATATTAAGTAATTGTTGAGGAGAATATATACTATCAATTGAAACTTGGACATCAAAAGCAACTCCTGAGTCAACAGTAGTATATCCTTTTTCAATTAGTAATTCTTCAACATTTTCTTTTACTCCAAATGTAACATCTCTACCACCAATTGTTTGGATATGTTGAGCATTAGTTACATTTACTTTTACTAATGTAGGTTCTACAGGAGCTAAAGCTAATAATATAGGAGCTAGAATGTTTAACATCCTTTATAAATATTAATAAGATACAGAACCCGCATATCCAGGAGCAATAATGTAAAGATTTAATGTTCCTCCAGTTGTTAGAGTTCCTGTAGTGTAAGTACTTACTCCTGGATAAGTTACTCTAGTGTTTGTTTTAGCTGCTACTATTAAATTATATTCAACTAAAGTAAAAATCCTTACATCAGGAGCTATTCTCCACTTAGAGAATCTTCCTGCTTTTCTAGCAGAGACATAGTACTTGTCAGCAATATTTATTCTTCCATCATCATTTAAATCAAATCTATGGTAAGATAAACCATTGATTGTAATCTTTCCTAAAATAACATTTGATATTGTTTGAATATCTGTAGTAGTATAAGCTTGAACTCTGGTTGGAGCATCTACCTGAATTGTGAATTGATTTCCTGCAAC